TCTTTAGTTTTTTCTTTGATTAATTCTTCAGTCCAACCTTCATTATTTAACCAAGTACTAAAATGTGGTATATATTTTTTTTCAGATACTGAATCACATTTTTGATTATACTTTTCTATAATCCATGTTGAATCATAATCAATTATTGTGAGATCTTTGTTTTTAAACAATCTTAAAAAACTTTTATAAGCATTAGCTTTAGTTCCTCTTTTAACTTTTAGCTTACTCCAAACATCATCAAACAACTCTTTTGTAAATTTATTTTGATCATTTATTTGTTTTGCACTCTTTGGTGTTTCGCTTGGTGTATCTTGATATAGATCATATTGGCAGATTGTAATGATGTTTGGCATATCTGCTGGTGCATCTTTTGGCGTTTCGGTTGTTATACTGCCATTCAATATTAATCTATCAAGGTATCTTTGAACTTTTGATTTATGCCAATTAAAAGCATTTGCCATATAAGTAAGTGAACTACAAAGTTGTCCTCGTTTTAATTTTACTTCACTATTACCTATTCTAAACTTTCTATCTAAAAAACTTGCTTCTAATAATAACCAAAGCCAAGCTCCTATCTCACAAAAAGATCTATCTTTTTTTTGTAGTGCTGGGTGATACAGTATTGATCTGTCTATCTTTATGTAACCTATTCTTTTCATTTTTTTTCTCCATAATTTTTAATGCATTCTTAAAACACTTTGCCTGATAATTTGGAAAAAACAACAAATTTTCTTCAACGATCTTAATATAGTATCTGTGAAGTTTATCCAGTTCATCATTATCCATGATCTTTGAAAATACTATCAAGTTGTTTTTTACAGTCTTTGAAAGTGCCTTTGACGACATAAAAAGGAGTTCCTAATATTGCTGATTGCATTTTCCAAATTTTCTGTGCAGTGCTTAATCTACCTTTAGGCATTTTGATTTCAACGTAGACAAACCTACTACCCTTAAATTCTAAAATTAAATCTGGTACTCCTGATTTCATCCCCATCCTTTTTAATTTTTTCAAATACCAAACTTTTCTTTTGCCTTCGTTTGGACAATGAAAAAATCTAAATGTAAAATACTTCTGTTGCTCAACTAAGTAATTTACTATTTGTTGTTGCAGTATACCTTCATTCATCGGATTTGAAAATGAAAAAGAGTGCCACAGATAGTTGAGTATCTGTGGCGATGGAGATGTCAAATAACTATGATAGGTTAATTGTCCTAAATTTTGTACCTCAATTTTTAGAGCAATACAACGCTAAATTTAGAACTTTACTTTTTGTTATTAATTTGATAATATTCTTTTAACATTTAATTAGGAGATTAAAATGACTAAAAGAAAAAGTTGGGTTGATGAGTATCATGAGGAACTCGGATACTATGATTACAAAGGTCGTAAGGTCGCTTGTAAAACTGAAAAAGAAAAGTATGAGTTGGCTGAGAAATATGAAAAGCCAGAGATTACTGAAGATGTTTTTTTAAAGTGTCCAAAATATACTTTTATTTTGTTATTTAGTGATTCAGAAGAATCTATTGATAATGAAATAAATTTTTATAAAAACATTGAAAAGAAACAAGTCCAGGAAAAGTGGTACATACCTAGTAGTACCAAAAAACCTAAACGTAAAGATAGAGATAGAGATCTTATGAAGTTTCTACAATCTTTAGTTGATACAGGTTTAAAGAAAAGACCTTTGATAGCAAAAATGAGAGGTCAGTTTCCAAAGTTGAGTTCTGCTGTAATTTGTAATTTTGTAAATAAACAGTTGAAGCTCAAAGTAGTTGCTATTGATACTACCTTCAAAACTAAACCTGTGATTATAAAAGGTAAATATTGGAGGAGTGTATAATGCCTACTGATAAATTTGTATTTGATGGTAAAGGTAAATTACCTTTTAATAAAATGTTAAATGAGGCTATTGAGTTTGGGATAGAAAGAGAAACTCCTAAACTAGAGCCTCATCAAATGATTAAAGTAGTTATAACAAAAGCGAAAGCTGGAGTTATAGTAGATGTATTAAGGGTAGATAAAAATGAGAAGTAAAAGACCTTTAAAAATTTTAGGTCGTGATGGTATTATTGGATATCACCCTAAAACAAGACAACCCATAAGAGGTAAAGTTATAAAAGAAGATAAAACTGTTGCAAAATACTTTTTATGGTTTGTATTCTTTTGGTTAGTATTTGGTTTTTTATTAAGCTGTTCATATAAACCTATAATAGATAGTAGAGGTAAGAGTTCAGCAAATATAGAAGGATCTGCTGAAAGAATGCATGATGATTTATATACATGCAAAGACATTGTAAAAGACAATACTAATAGTGCTTTTGATAATAGCAAAAAAGTGTATAATGCTCTCAGATGGAGAGTACTATGGATTTCTCCTAAACTTGAAACCTCAGATGATTTGCTGAGAGAATGTTTAGAAGGAAGAGGGCATAATGTTCTCAATTAAAACTATGGAAGGAGTTTTCTATGACATACTTAGTAGAAAATACAGACTGCAATTTTTTATTACACAGAATTAGAGAAGATATAGCTGACACTAAAGTTGGCGATGGTGTAGTAGAAATAAAAGGAAAAAAATATTCTACTGTAGGTTTACGAATCAGTAAACTTAGGGAATATTTTGGTACAAACATTTGTACAAGATTTACTCTACATGAACATACAGATGAAAAAGTGTTAGTAGAGTGTGAGATTATTCTTATCAATAATAATAATCATACAGTTTTGGCAAATGGTTTTGCTGAAAAAAGAAGAGACACTAATTTTATTACTAGGACATCTGCTGTAGAGTTTTGTCAAACTACTGCTTTAGGTCGTGCTTGTGCAGGTCTAGGTATAATTGGTGATCATAATATTGCATCTGCTGAAGAAATTTATGGAGCTTCAGAAGATAATAAACAAAAACCAAAGATAGAGGTTATTGATGGCTAAAACATATATTAAATTATTTAAGAATGATAAAAAAGAAGAGGGAGATACTAAACCTGTCTATCAGAATAACAATGTTAGAGTTAAGAACAAAGTTACTTTAGACCCAGACAGAGTTTACTCTACTGCCATTTGGAAGAATGATGATGGTACACTGAATCTCAAGATTGAATTGAAAGATGAGGAGTTGAATCAATCTTATGATATTTAGTGAAAAAGTATCTTAGACTTGTACAAAAATATTGGGGATATGCTGATCAGGATATCCCCTTATGTTGGCACTGCTTCAATGACTTTGCTGTTGATTGGCATCACATTGAACCTAGAAGATCTGGAGGTAGTAAAATGAAAGATAGAATAGACAACTTGATACCACTTTGCAGACCTTGTCATACAAAAGCAGAACAACATAAAATAAGTAAAGACAAACTAAAAAAAAACTTGATGGAGAAAATAAATGCTAAAACACACAATAAAAACATTATTTGGTAATCTAGCTCCTGTTCATTCAAAGTATGTATTTGATGCAATACTGAAAGAGAAAGATCTAGAGATAGTTTACAAAGATCAAAGCATGATCATACCTTATGATCGTTTAGATAAACCTAAAAAGATGATTTATGTAACTGATAAATTTACAGGAGAAAAAAAACATCTTTATTATTTTGATTGGATACCTGTTGATCCGAATCAAGGGAGGTTACTATGATATCATTACAACCAACGATAGATAAAAAAATTTTTGAAAAGTATGATCTTTTGCCTTTATATCCCTCTAGGATAAATAGTTGGCGAGACTTTCCATGTGGATTTGTTTTAAAGTACATCTATGGTTATGACTTTCCTACTAATCCAAAGATGCATAGAGGTACATCTATAGAGTTAGGTATTCATTATATGTTTTCACATGAAAAGACTATTGATGAAGGTCTAGATAAAGCTCTATCAGTTTATGATGATATGGCTAAGTGGTTCAAAGATCAAGATAGTGCAGTTAAAGAAAGAGAATTATTAGCCGCATATTTTTTAAACTCTATTTATTATTTAGAACCCTATAAAAGATATTATTCTTGTTATCAGATGGAGGTAAACACAAAAATATTAGGTATACCTTTTTCTGGTAAAACTGATTTTATTTTTAAAGATGGAGATAAATACAAAGTCATAGATCTTAAAACTAAAAGCAGATTAGAGAAAAGGCACAGTGATTTTATACAACAAGCTATCTATAAAAAAGGATTGCTTGAAACTATAGCTCCAGAAAATTTAGATGTACAAATGCTGATAGTTACGCCAAAAAAGTATGATATTATCAAAATTGATGATATAAGCGATTATATGAAAGAGATTGAAATGTCATTAATCAGTATGGCTAATCTTTTCAAAATTTGTAAATCAAAAGAAAATTTCGCATCTATAGTTACTCCGAATCTAGGAGATTGGCATTGGTATGATGAAGATCAGATAAATGCTAGAAAAGAGATTTGGGGAGTGTAATGGTTTGTAATGGTCGGGTACAGCGATTGAAAGTTCGTATGCATGGGTACGGAGGTCTAGGAGTTCGCAAGTGCCCAAATTTTCTTAGCTCCTAGATCAACCATGACTTGGACGAGATAAGGGCGATATATCGCCCTTGTCTTGGTTATTATTTTTTAAAGGTGTAATCGTATAGGAAGAGTGCTTAAAGCCTCTCAGTGTGCAATTTTGACAATGTTTTTGACTACTCCGATAGGTATAATGTTGCGATCTCCGAAAAAACCATCATCTGACCAACTTGCGAAGGTATAAAGATAGTTCTTATCTTTTTTTAGCACAAATGCATATGTAGTTATTTTAGCAGTTTTCATTTTTAGGAAATCTTCTAGACTACCTATGGAGGAATCTCCTACTATGTCCTCCCACTCTATTTTATGAAAGTAATATTCAATACCATTTATAGTAATGCTACTTTTTTTTCTTTTTCTTTTTTTTTCTGGCACTTCTTCTCTTTTTTCTCATTGACCTTTTCCCTATCAAAACTGAAATAGATGTTGAAGTTGTAATACCTCTCATTTACCAACCTTACGCATAGCTGATCTATGAGCTGATGAGAAAGTTGCACCTTTTTTCATTGCGTTAGCCATTGCTCTCATATGTTTCAAAGAATGATGCCTAGCATGTCTATTCATCGTTTTTCTTTGTCTTGGTTTTAAACCTCTAACAATGTTTCTGATAGATGCAACTTTAACCATTATTTTTTCTTCTTCCTCTTTTTGCCTTTTTTACCTTTTTTCTTCATTCCCTTGGAATGTTTTCCTGTATGATATGGCATATTACCTCCTAATGTAGTACGTAGTTGTGAATTAAGATTATCGCTACCGTAACAATAATCATTTGCACCCATAGTTTAAGTTCTAGGAATGCGTTGATCCATTTTTTTATCTGTTTCATTTTGTAAGCCCTTTCGCCTTCTCAAAACTTCTTAAACCCCCTAAACCAAGCATACCTAGTACGAGTGGCATAAGTTGACCAAGATCTAAGACAACCCAATCTACTTCAACTCCGAACATTTGTAAAATCATATCTAGTATTGGTTGAAAAAGATATACATACCCTATACTCAGTCCAGAGACCCATCCCAGAAAAGGACGCCAACCAGAAACAAAAACTGATCTATGTGATGCTTCAGCCTTGTTGATATCTAGTTGTTTTTCTTTTAGTTTAGCATCAATCTCTTTCATTTGTAGTTTGAGTTTTTCTTTCTCCTCACCACTAAAATGTAAATCGTCTATTACTGTGCCAACTGTTTTTAGTGTGTCACCTCCAAATATTTTACCAAGTACCATTACAGCCTCCCTTCTTCTTTAAGTTTTTTACTAATCTTCATCATCTTAGTTCTTAAATCGTCTTGTTGATATTTTCTTCTCATTTCGTTTATGTAAGTTTTTTCTTCAAACGTAGTTATTCTTTTTTTGTGTTTTCTCAGGTCAACTTTTTCATTTTCTCGCTGAGTCGCAACGCTCTCGCTGGAGTGTGTTTTTTGCACCATAACGAATCCTCCATTTCAAAACCTGCATTTACATAATCTTTTTGTTTTAAGTAATGGAACATTTTTTTGAACTTCATTACTTTCGGTTTACCTAGTTGATAACACATATGCACTAATATTTCCACAGCACTATCATTGATATCTAAATCTTTACTTAAATCTTTTGCGTCCTGGAGTGCGATTTGAAAATCATAATCAAAAACTTTTAATAAATGTTTATGATCATATTTTACGCCCTCTTTAAACTTATCACTTGGTTTGACCAGATGTCCGTAGCCTATAGTAGAGAAACCTAAATGATCACGATACATACTATCTCTATATCCTTCTTCTTCTTTAATCTCTTCTTTAATTTTTTCTAAATTCATATTGTTAACCCTACTTTCAAATCGTCTGCATCTGGTTTAGATTTCTCTTCTTTTTTGATGAGCCTATCTAAATACCATCTAGCTTTCTTTAGATCTTCTATACCATTTTTAGATCTATGCCTCACTATATATTTGATTATATTTCCTTCAAAATAATTAAGATTAAATTCTGAAATAAAATCAGATACTTGTATTCTTGTGCCTACGTAGTAATCAGGGTTTATCTTGTCTTTCAT